GCCATTATTTATCTCCTTCTCCATTATCTTTTGGGCCGAGTTGAGACAATATTTCTAGAGCTCCCTGTGCCTTTAGAGCCATGACCCTAAAATACTCAGCTTTTTCTGTAAATTCTTTAACTTGTACCTGAAGGGTGGAAATAGTTTCTTCTATTGTAGCCTCAGAGGTACCTTCTCTTACTTCTCTTGTTGTAGTTTCTACTTCTTTTACTTTACTCATTGATCTCTCCTCTTTTAGGTTGAGCTTGCAAACCAATAGACTCATTATACTGCCTGATTAGATCAGACTGTCTGGCGCTCAGCCAAGAATACTCAGATTGGCGACCCTGTAGATTGGTTTGATGTTGTTGTACTTTAGCTTGAACTTCAGCTTGATACTTAGCTAAATCTTGACCAAATCTGGACAATTCTTTATCAAAGTTCTGTAACTTAGTCCCATGCTCTTGTGTATTAGTGTTTATCTCAGCTTGATACTGACTGAGATCTGCTTGAAATTTTTGAATCTTAAAAGTATAATCTTGGATCCTTGCTTGAATATCCTGCTGCTTATTGGTCTGGTCTAATGTAGTACCAATCTGCATCTTTTGGTTTAGAGCGTTAATCTTACTCTGAAACCCAGTATTAGAGTTAGCTATCTCTGCCTGATACTTGACATTAGCTTCATTAAAGCTGTTAAGCTCATTCTGCATATCAGCAGAGTGCTTAGCAATAGCTTGCTGATAATCAAACTTATATAATTCTAACTTCTTCTGTAGCACATTATTAGTAAACTCAGCTACAGTATCGTTAACCTCAGCCTGATGCCTTTGTAAGTCCGAAGAGAATTCTTGAAGCTTAGCTTGTTCCACCTGATTCTCAGCCGCAGCATCCTGTATAGATATCTGCAACTTAGCTTGGTACTCTGCATTCTCTTTGTTAAAATTATTTAACTCATTAGTCATATCTGATTGATACTGCTGAAAGTCGTTACTTCTTTCGGTATTCCACTTAGCCATCTTATATTGGATATTCTGCGTAGTCCACTCTTGTACTTCTTTTGAAACATTAGCTTGGAATAAGGCTAAATCTTGTCCGAATCTAGCCAGCTCTTGGGTATACTCATTAAGTGTGGCCTGCGTATTAATATCAGCCTGCTTAGCAGCCTCCTGAGCTTTAAATTGAGCTTGTTGCATAACCTTTTGAACCGCTTGAGTATACTCTGCGCTCCTTGCATTAAAGTGATTTAAAGAGTTCGCCATAGCTTGGCCATATACAGAAACTACATTAGAGGCAAATGCTAGGGCACTGTTAGACATTTCCGGGTCTTCTTCTCCGGATACATAGGCCCAAGCAGTCTCTAATACTTTCTCTAAAGAATCAGCTCCATCCTCATTTATAACAGCGACATCAGCTGAAGGTGAAGTCTCCATAAGTTCCTCGGAAACCCCAAGTACCTTAGGCGAATCGTATAGTGGAGGAGCTGGCAGAGAATCTATAGTAGTAGTCTCTACAGTCTCAGCCGTAAAGACGGGAGATGCTGGCACAGTAGGGGCCGTTGCATCAATAGTAAAGTCACTAAAAGATGGGAATGTTGTTGTGGATAAAGTTGGCCTTGTGTAAGCTGGGGCCGCTTGTGTAAAATTTATAGCTTTGGCGGCAATGCTTGGAACTGGAGGGGGTGTAGGTAGAGCAAGGTCATCCAAGGTTTCCAATGTAACTGCCTCTAAAACTGGTGCATTATATGTAGGTGCTATTAAAGAAGAAATATCGTTAGTGGAGCCACTATAATCATTTTGAATACTGGCATTAATATAAAAAATATTAGGGTCTGCAATAAGACTAGGTATAGTAGGAATCACCACTGAGGGAGGCGCAAATGAAGGAAGTGCTGGAAGAGTTGGTAAAGTTATTAACTCATCAGGTACATCCTTTTTAGACAGAACGTTATTAATTGATTGAATAGCTGCATATAAAGCTACCATATATAAATATTGATCTGGAAAATCTAGGATATCTTCTGCGCCATATGTCACATTCGGCTTAGAGATATGTTGTATTGATCCCCCATCTGGTAAAACTACAATTTTCTTCCCCTCTCTATAAAACACAGGATTATACTTACTTCTATAGTGTAGACTGTTCGGATTAGTTACCATAGACTTCATCTGGAAAGGTACCTCTTCTGCAGGCCTATCATAGTCAGCCTCTGCGCCAAATACACCAAGAACATCTCCATCTATATATGCGCCCGATCCCCCATCAACCGTAGTTGAGGAGAATAAAGAAACCAACACAGGATTTATAGTCTTAAGCCTGTTTATAACGTCATTAGCCCCATCCGTCAGGAACTGTGTAAGCTCTGACTGAGTGGGGTTAGAAGAACTATCTATAGATAGCCCCGTTAACGCTTCTACTCTTGTTTCAAATGTTGCCATTAATCTCCTTGATACCTAGCCCCCCTCCTGGGGAGAGAATGAAAATCTTCCCAGAGAGGGGTTCGGTAGTTGTTGTTTAGGCTCCCACTGAATACCAGAGACCTGTTCCTGATGCAGAAAAGTACCAAACAAACATTCCAACTCCATCAGCAGCGATAGCTACGTCACCTACGACGTCGGAACCACTGTATGTGAAAGTTGTTGCTGCTGTTATATTACTAGCAACAATTGTTTGTCCACTATATTTTCCTGCAGGCAGATTAACAATGCCACCAGATACTCCGGTGACGTTGACCAGACCTGAAGCGTCAGCACTCGCTAAATCAGCACCAGTAGTTGCAACTGCTGTAATAGCAGTAGCTTGCTGGTCCTGTGGCGATAGAGCCGGTGCTTTTACCTTAGCCATGATCTACCTCCTATGTTGCTATAATGCCGAACTTGCGTAAAGCTGCAAGCACTGCATTCAGCTTAGCTGTAAGATCTGCTATCACTTGACCTGCATCATTATCATCGCCTACAGTATTACCATCGTCAATAGTAGCTGCGCTACCTGCTGTTGGTTCATTTGCAGTCCATGTAATCACTTCGTCAGGAATAGCAGGGCTATCCACAGAGGCTTCTGAGCCATACATCGGTTGTTTCTTAGCCATGATCTACCTCCTATTTCCAGATGGCGTGGGATTCTGGTAGAGACCATTCCATGCCACCTTCGGTTAAAATTAAGTCAACCCGACGATCAATACCGCTGTTCTCCAAAGTCTGGACTCCAACGTATACTGAAGTGTCACGATTAACACCATTACCAACAAGAGGCCTCCAAGCACAGTTTTTCATACCGATTCCAAGAATCTTAATATCTGTACCGTCCAAGTGTATATTACGTGCTACATTCATATCTCCATAAGGAGTAGTAATAGTAGTAATATCAACACCGAAGACTTTCTTCTTTCCAGTTATGGCTAGATCAGCACGGAATTGGGAAGAAACTTCTAGATTATTTTTGAAGTAACCACCGAGTTTATGCAGCCAGTTGTAAACAGCAGTACTACAGAAGTACACTGTTGGCGACTGTGATGCATACCGTGGATCCATATAGCCAGAGAGATCATCTAAGAAATCATCTGCTGTTTTAGTAGTAATATCCAAACCAAAGCTATTGCCATAGTTCAAGATATAGTCTACAGCACCCTGAGTATAATTAATACTACTATCGGATACCTGAGAACCAAACAGTAAAGATTGTTCCATATCCCATTTATGAGATATAAGATGTTCTTTCCATACCCTAGCCCACTCGTTAGCATCATACTTAAGTACGGTAGCACGAGCAGTGTTAGTCATTGCCATTGCAGTTTTCCAAATCTGGGTTTGCCCATAGTTGGTTGCAAAGGGCTGGTCTTTCCATGTTTCAGGATAACCAGAGCCTTCTTCAAATGCAGAACCAATAACATAACATTTGTTTGGAGCTAGAGTCTCTTCATTGTCTGTAGTTCCAGTTGAACCGTCGACTGCTACGCTGGTTGGAACACCCTTTAATATAGAGCCTCCTGCAACACCTTTAATAGTTGTCAATGACAACTTCTTATAGGTTGTTGAAACTGTAGAAACAGCTTCAACACGTGCAGCAATATAATCTGTGCCGCCAGCGCTCAAAGTTACAGGGAACTTAATGACTTGGCCTACAAGGAAGAACTCAGGCATAGTACCAGGATCACCTACGTAATAGCTTGTACTTTGGCCTAAGACATTCTGAAGATTACCAGAACTATTGTAATCCCCACCCATCTTTGCATACCATGATTCACCTTCAACATCAAAATTATCACAGTCACTATCATCAAACGTACCATCATCTTCACCATCACCACCTACGCAGTATGCATAACGTTTATGCCAAGAACTACGTCTTTCTGTGAACTTAAATGCAGGATCATCAGTCGGTTTCTTACTCACCTTTGAGAGAAATCGAAAGAAAGGATCTTGTGCAATGGATAGTTCGGATACTCTATCCCCGAAGTTGTACCTCCGACGAAGATCTCCAGTCAGAATTGAATCTGATACTGGATTCCCTGGACCATTACCCGCAACGTCAGTTGCGCCTAAGTTCGATAGTTTAAATAAGTCAGCCATAGAGCTAACCTCCTTTTCTATTTATTTCAGATAGGAGTCTCTATGTTGTTATAGAGTGCCTATCCGAACAAGTTATCTACATCATCAGTGCCATTAATTGCATCAAACACTTGGTCTTCAAATGTTTTTGCATTTTCTCCGGCACTGTTTGCTCCACTGGCACTTGTAGGTATATTGCGAACATTCTTCATCTGCTTTCTCATGTCAGTCTTTGCTGCATTAGCAGTATTAGCCGCAATTTTATCCCTGTTAAGTAAGAGATGGATATCCTCAAGAGTCATAATATGATTCTTAGAATCATTTATCATCGCTGAAAAGTCTTCATCAGACATTTTATGCTTCTTTTTGAATTCTACCTCTTGTCTAGCTCGCTCATTGCGATCTGCTGCACTCTTGTTAGCTTGGCGCTCTTCTGTGATAACTTTATTTACCTTAGCATTAACTATTTTGTCAACACTGTGCTGAAACACCCTTGCTGAATCCGAATCCGGATCATCAACGGCAGCCTGAGCATCATAAACAAAGTCTTCTGCAAGTCCTAAGCGCTCTGTAACACTTTTAGCAGGAGTTCCGCCATTCTCAAGATAGTCTCTAACATGGTCTACAAGGCCACTATCTTCTTTCATTGCGTTGAGAACAGGAACAAAGGGTTTTAAATCAGAGAGCTCTCCATGTAATTTTTGAGCTTCTCTGGTTGAATCTTTGTACCTCTTTTCCCAATCTATCTCATTCTTGGAGCCTTCCGTAGTGTGGGTTACCTGTTCGGGGCCACTTGTTTGCGGAGGGGTTACCTCAGAGGGGTCTTCCTTTAACGTCTCATCTTGTATAGCGCTATTGACGTCATCTTCGAGCGCTTTAAAGAAATCTTCACCGGAGTCGGCTTCTGCCAAGTTACCAGTGGGCTGTCCTTCTGTCATGTATTTCTCCCTTTAAGTAATTGTTTATAAGTTACTAAACTTCATTATTATTTTGCAAGGACTTTTTTTCCTGGTTTAATTCTGTACTTTTAAGAATATTATCTATACCCATACCTAAACGCCTACCCTCAGTTACAGCAGTATCTTTCATCTTATCTCTTGCGGCCCCTTGCTTTAGCCTGGTATCCTTGAGCTCACCTTCTATTTCAGACTGAGTCTCGACTTTCTTTTTATTAATCTCAACCTCTGCTTGCATAACCTTACCTTTAATACCTGCTTGTACAAGCTGTCTTTCAAGGGTTTCAATCGTACCTTCCTTATTCTTGACCACCTCAGAAAGCTGTTCAACCTGCTGTGATAATTGTGCATACATGCTCTTTCTTTCTGCTATTTGTTCCTTGTTTCTAATGTCAGTCTCAGCAAGAACCGCAATATCGTCGACTATGCCGAGCTGCATCATCTGCTTTAACTCATCTAAATATGCCCACCTATTAACTGGAAGTGTTGATCCAGCTATAATTCTTACATCAAATTTAGCAGTAGAGTAATCTTGAAATTTACCTATCGCCTCTCCAAGATCATTGTATATAGGGATATTAATCTGCACTTCTCTCTGCTCCTGTATTGCGCTTGGCTGAACTATTCTAAATACTTTATGAGCTGTATAGACTGCTTGTGAAAATTGCATAACCACTGTTCCAAGTTGCTTTAATGCTGGCTCCACAACATTCTTCATCCACTGCTTTACACGCCTTGTGCCGTATTCATCCTGAGCTAGCATACCTCTATAGGTCTCATGCTGTCCTGAAACATCGCCCTGCATAGATGAGTATATACCAGCTAAATATTCCATGTCACCTTTACCTTCTTGTACTATCTGATAGAAGGCATTAGCTAATGGGGCTGGCTGAACTGGGGTTGGAGGCGTTGCTCCAGGTCTAATAGGGAGTAGAGCACCAGGAGAACTTGAGTACTTTTCCCAATGATCTGTATCTATAGATCCCTCCTCGTGCATCCAGCGGAGAGAAGAGCCCAAAGAAGCGTTATGTACCATTATCTGATGTGCTTTATTGAGCTCCATTTGCTTGCCTATGAGGGGGGACACTGCGGAGGTTGGGTAGGGAGTACCAGTCCACTTAAAATGAAAAGGCACTAAGGGATATTCTGTAATATTTTCTGGTAAAATCTTCTCATATAAAAGTTGGTCTCCCACTACGCAAGTCTGCTGAACTCGTGAGTTATAAAACTTAACTACATCTATAACAGTACTAGCGAATGTTTGATCCTCCATCATAAGATCGAACTCTTTTTTAGATATAATAATGTTCTCTGTCCTAGCTACTTGAGACATAAGTTCGCTAGTTATCTGCTGTTCTGCTGCAACTAGCTGTTCTTCGTTCTGCTTCTTTAGCCCTTCAACCTCAAGCTGGTATCTTTCTGGAATAATCTCTTTATTCTTTACCTGCTCCTCTAAGGCTAATAGTTGTTCTTGCATAGCCACATCACTTTGAGCACGCATCTCCTCCATTTGAACTGAAACTTGTTGCTGTATTTGCTTTATCTGGTCCTCTGTGGGAAGTATTTGATAGAAGACATTAGCATACTCAACCTTAACTTTTTCATACATCTCGAAAAATTCTAGAAATGTATCATGATCCCCAGACTCAGGATCAACAGTCTCACTTTCGTCTATATCTTTATAGTGAAAATCTTTCTGCAACGCCCCTTTAGACTTTACTGTATACAGGTCATCATTATTTTCGTCAGAACTAGCTTTCTTTATTTTAGATTTGCTTTCAGGAAACAGACTCATAAGGTGCTGTTTAGGTAAGATCTTCCGTATAAGTATATAGCTAGCATCCCTAAATAACATGTCTCTAGATTTAGCATCAATATATATATCGAATGGTTCTGGCTGCTCTACAACCACTTCCCCCATGCCGTTATCAGCGTCTGGAGAGACGTTGACGAGCATATATCCAATAGACTTAGTGATCGCATCATTGATAGCATTACCATATATAGCTGGACCATCTGAATTATACCAGATATAATCAGCCATGTCGCTGAATACTGCTGCTACATCTACATCTGACCCGTCAGCTCCAACTGCTTGCCATCTAGGGCTATTAGCAGTAGCATAGAAATTAAGCATCTCTACTACTGGTGTAATCCTATTTATAGTAAATGTAGGCATCCCCTGCTCTTCTAAATTCAGGCGCTCTTCCTCAGTTAACTGATTATCATTAGAAAAGTCATAACCTTTCTGGTTAACTCTCTCCCATTGAATCCTTGAGCTAGTCCGTGATTTGTTAAAAATCATCCGAACTCTTTCTGCCTTCTTGTTTGATTTAGCCATTATTCAGGTACCTCATAATAATCATCTTTAAACTCTATCTCGGATCCTGCTGTCTCCCATTTTTCTTTTGTAAGTGCTATCCATTGGTTTGCCAACTCGTGATCAGAAAGTTTGCGCAATTCCTTTGCGTGCTTTTTGTCTCTTAATGCCATATTGTTTATGAGATGCTCTCTTGTGCTGCCAAGATTTCCAGACAAACTGCCAGATGAAAAAGATACACCATCTCTATCTTTATCGGTAGCTATGTTTATTACCTTTGCCATTCCATTGCGGCCCTGCTGCCATGTCATATATTCTAATAAACCCTTCTCTATCCCCATATTATTAGCCTCCTCTACAGTATTTGCTTGATACCATAAATCCTTATCAGAGTTTTTTGACTTTGTGCGAGCCCTAACTTCTGCACCATAAAAGTTTGCCATATCATACCTGTCCACACCATACTTACCAGCAGTGTCGTGACCACTTTGCATTAATCCATACTTATCGTTATTTTGATCCCCCATATCAGCTCCAAATGAAGACTCTATGTGGGCCGCCTTCATTAAATCTAGCCTATCATAGCCTGTTGCATCAGCAATGCTAGAAAGATATTGATAGACTGACCGCTCTCTGTCCATAGATTTCTCATACGTGATTTTTTTATCACTACGACCTGGATCAAGTGGCCGTGTGATAGTGTCATATATACCCATTATGCTGTCACCCAACTTTTTGCTTTAACTTTATGCTTCTGCCAACCATCCTTAGTCTCTGAAATACCTTTAAGAGGGTATGCATGTTTACAAGCATAAGCGAGACTATCAATAGTGTCATCATGCCCCATTCTGGGTCCAAAAGTTATAATTTCTCTTTGAAGGTCATACATGTCCTTCTTAATGTGTATCGCACCCACCGAAAACCTTTGAGCAAGTATCTCTTGGATCCGGTCTCTTTTCGACATTCTGTTACCTGGTTTTTCAGCGCAGTACTTGACAGAGAAGTCATTACGCCTACGCATTTCCGCCATAAGCGCTTGAAATATTGGGCGAGACATTGTAGTCTCCTCGATTGTAAAAAGGGAAGGGTGATAGATGTTATTAAGCTCGAACAAGTAATCAACGATTCCCTTCTTATAATCTCCTGGGATACCGAGAACAGGGAGTGAACGCTTGCGTACATAATTAATAACATATATATTGTTATCAGTATCAACCCCAAGAGTAAGTAGAACGCTGAAGTCGCTATCCCTACGAGTAGAATCTGTAGCGGGGTCGACACCCGTGAAAATATTGACTGGCTTGACATCCCCATCTGATGTGTGTATATACGATATTCCTGTTTCGTCATCATGGATAAAATCGCCCTCCCAATACTTGATATGATTTCTAGTAAATATTGCATCGTCTTCATTCTGAACTTCCATCATATATTCTTGATAGAATTTCTGTGGCTGGCCAGAATCTGAATAAAACTTCTTCTTTCTCTCCATCTCCTTTATACCAAACCAGCTTGGCCATAGGGGAATGCCGTCCTCTTGCAATGCCTTGTGGGTGATCACTTTCCAACTAAAGTCTTTGCCTTCAGCCACTGCCCTGTCGTGGTTGACCAGAATGTTGTTAATAAAAGAATCGAAATGCACAGGAGTTCCATTGATCCTAAGACGACCCGTATGAGGCTCCAGAGCAGGAAATACAACTGCCGTAACAAGGTTAGAGATTTTAGCCCTAGACTCAGGTGTAATGGTATTATTTTCATCCTCAAAGTCATCCAGCACGATAAGATCGTACCTTTTATGTAGTTTAGCTCCCCCACGTATACCAGAGAGGTTCGATTTGCTAATAAGCTTAGTGCCATTCTTAAGTTCAATATCATCTTCTGTCCATTTCCTCCCTTTTAAGTCCCCAAAATAATATCTTAGTTGGTCATTATATTCTATATGATACTTGATGTAGTCAAGGTTTGGTACGCTAATTTTACTAGAAGCTGCAACCCACCCATAGAAGAGTGGTTCCTTAGTAAAGCAGAAATCATGCATAATGGAGCATTTAGTGAGTACAGTCTTGCCATGACCTCTAGGTAGAATAACTGCAAGTTCCCTGATTGATAAGTCGTTAACTGCATCAGCTACCTGGTAATGGAAGAATGGAGTCTCGCTTCGCATAAAGTCATCTGGCAAAAAGAGTTTACCAAATGCAATAAGGTCTTCCTGTGCAAGGAGTAGTTCTTCTTCTGCTTTAGAGACATTTCTAGAGTTTATATTCACTTAGTCCCTGTATCGTCCTTCGGTATCAAAGGTCTCCCAGGGCTCTCTCAATTCAGCTACAGGGCCAAACTCACTGGCTGGAACAGGGCCCTCAGAAGAAGGGGTAGTCTCAGCTCTCCTGGCTGACTGCACCATAGATCCATAGTCACCCCCATGGACTTTGTCTGTAAACTCTCCCATCATCATCATGTGCTCCACATAATTAGACGCGCTCATGCCCCCCTCTTCGTTATAAAATTTTGGGTCGACCTGTTTTAGCCGCTCATCGTAGCCGTCCTTACTGCCAGAGCCCCCAAAGCCCATTTCTCTTAGCTCTGAGACCCTTCCACCAATAACCTCTGGATCCAACTCTTTCATATAACCCCCAAAATCTAAGCCTTCTCCCTCTGTTGCTGTAGTATTAGGGTCATAAGGAAATGACCTGTACAGCATATTCATTGCGTCACTGTCAGCTAGCTTTTGTGATTTACCTGAGAAATTTAAGTCGTACTCACTCCCCTCTATAGCCCCCCAATCTGACGGCATCTTATCATCTTTAGAGCCAAGGCTCTTTAGTGTATCCATTAAACCCATTATTTCTTAACCTCCGTTAGTTCAGGTCTCTGAGCTTCTTCCAGCGCTTCAGAAGAGAAGCCTTGGAAAAGAGCTCCAGAAACTTGTGTTATTCTTGTCTGATTTTTGTCCTCTAGGTCTAGAATATCACTTAATTTAAAAAGTGCCCTTAGGCGTACGTCTTCTTTTTCCGCAGTCTGAGAGACGTCTCTTATGTCCTTTAAAACTGTCTTATTATCTATCCCTAGCTCTTCTAGTACTGGCTTTAGTTCTTCTTTCACTTGAGTTTGAATCCTCTCCGTTTTAAATAAGTTAGCAGCCATCCCCTTGGCATAGTTAAACTGATTAGTAGGGAATGCTTTCATATAAGATTCCTCAAGAGATAATCCAGCTACAATATACCGAGCAAATAAGACCTCATGCTTGGTTAGGCGCTCTCTATCGCGTATGGTATCCTTGACTTTTCTACCCCCAAACGAGTATATATGGTCTCTCCTTTCGGTATCCATCCGGACATTAGGACCGTCAGGAAAAGTCCCCGTACAGGTACCTATATAGTAAGAAACCTTACCAAGACGCTTTATGCTACCTTTTCTCAATACCTGGAGCACACAACCATCATCAGCTCTTATCCAGTCACCTATCTCAGCATTCCTCCAATCTGAAGAAACAACTATCTCTTGAGGAAGTTCATCTAACTCTTCGTATACAGGATGTAGTCTTCCCCTAACTTTATACTCTCTCATTTCCCGTTTCCCATTTTCCATTT